CATCGATCTTCCTGGTAGCCTCACACAAGCACGGCAACTTTGGCGCTGAATAAGGATCCACACCGCCAGTCAAAAAAGCAGCACCATGGTCACTATACGCCGTATTTCCGTATTTGATTACATCGCTTAACAAGGCCATAACCGCAGGCGTAGCCAGCATCAAAGTTCTTATTTGATAAGTTGCGCTTCCGCCAGACGCCATTTGTATCAAAATATGATTGCCCGTAACCACAATTGTTAAAGCGCCGCCAGGTCCAGTCCCTGTTTCACATTCAACGCTCACCAGATTGCCAGCAATGCCTGGACTTTTCGCAACAAAAGTCAGCCTTTCAGCCAACGGCAATGCCAAACCCGTTGTAAGCTGCGCAGTAGCTCCCGGTGTGGTAAAATTCCATTCGCTGCAATACATGTGGTTATCTGTTGCATCGAAATAATCATTCGACTCCAATACGCTTGCATAAGGCACTGTATCCGCTATGGTCATGCTGAAACAACCCCAATCTCATATGTAGTGTGATCGCCCGCCACCGCATCCTGGACACTTATTACAACCTTTGTAAAGGCACCCTCCATATTTAGCCAATGTGGGTCATTGTCGGGCTCAACAATATTGTCGACATAAGTAACCTGCATATCATTAACATAAAATTCAATTAATACATTTAATGAATTTGTGCTTCCAGTATTCTTAACAACCACGGACTGTCTTCTACTACCTGAAAGTCCAACAGTTTTTACAGCAGTCATAACGCTGCTTGTAGTCGGCAAATCTAAAGCTCCAGGTGTCCAAATCGTATTTGGAAACGCACCATTCCCAATAAGCGTATTGTATTGCTCTTCTGTTATTATTCCGGTTTGCCAGGCTTCCAATAAAGAAATAGAAGGCATTTTATAGCCCTCTACTTATCAATCAGATACAGGAATGCAGTTCCGGCAATGGTAGCTCCATCATAATCTATGTGGATCTTGCCCTTATCGGTCACTGTATTCTGAATCTTAAAACGCGCGGTTTCTAATGGCCCGCACAGTACTTCTTGTGCTCCACCAGTTAGGCTCAGTACCAGATCGCCTAGTCCACTTCTAAAGCCATCTCCTGCCTTGATAGTTATGCTATCAGCAGCGGTAGCCGCGCTAATAGAAAATCTAAGCATCAAGGCCTTATGATCAGCCTGAGCTACATCAGCAACGCTAATCTCAGCATCATCAGCCTTGTCAATAGCGACGCCAACATCTTCATTCTGGAACGTATTCCAGGCAACGTCATTTCCAGTTAAAACATCTCTTACCATTTTAAATCACCTAAGCAACCGCCCTAGCAGTCAAAAGAGCCAGTGCAACAGGTCTTACAACCTTAGCGCCATAAACATGTAAGCCTTTAACGGCATCGCTCATTCTGCGCTCTGGCCTGTAAGCCTCGACCTTGCTTACAGAATCTGCAAACGTAGTCGCTATGCCAGATCCAGCCACAATCTTGTAGTTGATCTTACCGGCATCTCCGCCAGTTCCAGCTGCCGTCGGAACATTATTAGATTCCAAGACAGTGAATCCAGCAGCCTGCTTTACAACACCATTAGTTAGAATATTTCCAGACAGAGCCGGACTCTGAGTAAATCTCTCATCCAAAGCAAGCTTCTCGCTAAACCAAGGAGGTACAATAATCCAGCGGCCTTCTCTCGGAACATCAGCATCGGACAGCATTGTGCCCATCTGAAGCATATATTCATAGGCGGTGTTTAGGGCAGTTGTATCAGGAACCTTGCCAGCAGTATCAGATCCGATCTTGTTATCATCAGCAACGCCAGCAACCATTGTGGCAGCTACAAACTGGTCCGCAACATTAGCCAGATTGTAAGCACTTTGTCTCATTGCCCCGTCCATTATATTATTGGACATTTGAGCCCTGCTTACATCATCAATTGCAAAGTTAAAATACTTGCTTTCTGTAGCCACTAATGTAGTCTGAGCATCATTAAGTGCTTCAGGCAGTGCAATATCAGTGTCCTTAGTATAATCCCCAATGGTAATGTCACCAATGGAAGTTATTTTAACTGTGGAACCTTTGCCAGCAAGTTCGCCTTCGTAGTCTCTATTAATTACTCCATTCTGCCCGTAAACCAAACTCTTTTGTAGGTTTTCAAGCAGTCTTGCACTCCAAACAGTGCCAATAAATCCTTCAATAGTCATGTAAATTACTCACTCGCTACGCTCGCTCGTAATTTCGAGCAAACACGTTTCATTTGATTTGTCCGGAAGCTAACTGCTTCTGTATATTTGTCCAGTCCTGATTAATTTGTTCCGGCTTCATACTTTCTATTTCAGCCTTAGTATATATGTGAGGAGCAGTGTTACCCCCGACTGGACTACTTGATCCACCTACGTTTGGTCCGGGTCCAATACCCGTTAATAGAGCCTCAGCACTTGCTTTTATAGTTGCTTCATCGGAGCCTTGAACAAAACCAATTAGACTAGCTGGCAACTTCACCTCAGATGCTACTTTAGCTTTAAGTGCATCCAAAATGTTTTTGCTATCCCTGCTTTTATATTCAGCTAGTTCTGTTCTAACTGCTTGTTCTTCTTCATTATGCCTAGCAAGCCTTTCGCTGACAATCCTGTCAACTTCAGCTTGAGTAAATACTTTATCACTTGTCATTTATAAAACCAACTTTATGGAAGTCGTCACCATAAAAAACTATTAATCAAACTAACGATTTAAAAAAGTTTTACGTTATTATAGGCTCGACATCTTCCGAAAACACTTCGCTGTCTTCATCAGCCACGCTAATTAAGACGCACCTGCAATTTGGATGGAGTCCCGGACACATTACGCCACCACTAAACATTTCATTGATACCTACAACCTCATAATCCATAGCGCTGCATTCCGGGCAGCTCCTTTCATCATTGGGGCATCGCCACATCTTATACTTGTGACCTGCAGCCTTTGCCCGTACCACAATGCCCTCGTTCTGAGCTCGAACGTACTCTGTCCTGTATATTTTATCTAGTCTTGCAGGCCCCTTATATTGATCCTCAAAAGCATCCTTAAACGCATCCGGACCCTTGCCCCAATTCTCAATCATTTGGCCCTTCAGAATCTGGACATCAGTCGTTGATAAAGTTTTCACAAGTTCCATGCCGTGTTCGATAAAATATCGCATAGCCGCATCAGACCCTACTAAAGCCGGTGCTACCGTTCCAACTGTATCGCCAACAGTGCCCATACTAAAAGCATTCTGTATTGCGTCTTGCCACGCCTTTACCCACAACTTCCAATTAGCGTCTTTAATGCCTTTGCTAAATTTCGCTAACAATAAAGGCATCAAAGCTTTTAGCCAATCCGGATCGTCTTCCTGATCGTCTTCCAAAACAATACTATCAATCAGGTCTTGTATCTCTTTAGGGATATCAGACATATCTATCCCGAATTAGTTTTGAAGTAGCCTATATCCTTCAAGGTGCTAACAATATCCGGCATTAATGGGGCCTTTTCAATCCCGCCATTACTACTAGCATTACTACTAGCATTACTTATGTCCTGTCCACTCATGGGTTTTGCCCATTGTTGTGGTAGCGGTGCTTCTCGCTTTATACGGGCTAACTCTTCTTCGGCTTCTTCTCGCGTGCATCCGTCTAGCCTCATAATTGCAGACGACCTCGACGTCAGTCCAGAATTGGCCCTTGTCTGCTCGATCATACTATTTTCAAGGTCATCGCTAGGCAGTCCATCCTGCCAACCAATAACTTCTAAATCAACTTCTACACTATTTGCAATACGTCCTTGCACATCAAGTATGGATGCCGCCTTAATTGCTTTCTTAAGTTGATTGTCAAATCTAGCTCTTATTCTATTACAATGGCTTATGGTCCTTAAAAGCAGCCGTCTTAATGCACTACCAGAAGCAACCGCTCCCCCACTAAAATCTCCAATAGCTGCCGGATTCAAATCTGTTACCGCATAAATCATAGAAACCAGCCGATCCATTTCCTGGAAGCTACTATCCAGTTTGCCATCCCAGGTCAAATAAGCTGGCGCACCTTCATCGGTCCTAACCGGGAAGAACCTACCATTAAGCCGCATT